AACTTATTCATGGTCCACCTGGGACAGGTAAGACGAGTTTGATTAAATCTATCGCATCTCAATTGGATTGCGATTTATATATTTTACCGATTTCAAAGGATATGCTAGATACAAATTTAGTAGACGCTTTTTCTTATATCAATGATAACGAAGAAAAAGAAAGGATTATAGTGATTGAGGATATTGATACTCTCTTTGACGCAGAAAGAAAAGAAGGAGATGATCGCAATGGTATTACATTACAAGCATTTTTAAACTGTTTAGACGGTTTCACCTGTGTAGAGGGTACGATGTTATTCTTAACAGCGAATAAACCAGAAGTATTAGATTTTGCAATGATAAGATCTTGTCGCATTGATAATAAGATCAAATTAGATTATGCCGATAAATATCAAACTGAAAAGATGTTTAATACTTTCTTACCCGATCATTCTGATAAGTTCAAAGAATTTTATAAAGGGATATCTCATAAAGAATATACAACAGCAATGCTACAAGAATTTTTATTTTATAATCGGGATTGCGATGACATTAATGATATCCTGGATGAATTCATAGAGATCGTAGACAAAAATGATCCCAAGAACTTTGAAGTAATTAAAGAAGAACAGAAGAATTTTTATAGTTAAATTTGATTCTATTTATATTTATTAGACCTTCATATAAACATTTTGTTCGTGTTCACATGGACTTTACGCTGACCCCCCTTTGTTCTGATACTGGTCATGAGTTCTCTCTCAATCGTGGACCAAGGAGTCATTGCGATATCTGCGACCGAGTAGATATTTTACATCACTGTGCGAATTGTGAATATAGTATATGTAAGCATTGCTATAAGGCCAAGACCTGTGAACCTTCTGTAGACACAGTAGATTCTATAGTAGATTCTATAGTAGATTCTTTAGTAGATTTTGTAGTAGATTCTTTAGTAGATCCATACCCCGGTGTTTCCCCTAAAATGGAACCGAGCCGAAATCTCTCGGATAGAGATCGCGAAATAAAAAACGATATTTCACTTGCGAAATATTGGTTGAAAAAAGATGGATTACTTAAGTGGAGTGTTGTCTTGGGAAATGATGAATTATGTTATATAAATGAATCCAAACAATCACGAACATATGATTATCCTAAGTGCGTTCCGCCACCTCCAGAACAAAACCTGACTCTGTCTCCTAGATCCGAAAGATCCGAAATATATCCAGAACAAAACCTGACTCTGTATCCTAGATCCGACGAGAATACATCTTATGGTCACGGTTTAGTATCTAAATTAACCGGTCTTTATAGTTCCTTCACTGAAGCATTCAAATGATAGCTAAATCGTTATATTACTAAATTTGATTTTTTATTTTAAAGATGAATCATAAACAAAATTCATAGTTAACGATGTTCGGGAATTACACGATCTCATCTCATTGCTCAATTCACGATCATGTATGTGAGGTGGATTATAGTCTTGAGCCGTCTGATAATTTTCAGAATGATCCCTTGGATCATTTCCGTTTGGCAATCTATTGCGATTTAATTATCTGTTTTACGGGAATATTTTCACGCGTTTCTAATCTCTTCACGGAAGAAGAAGTTTCATTTTATAAAAGAATATCAATTCTATCCACTCTAATCATAACCTTAATCGCGATCATTGACTTTTATAGGATAAAAACCTGTCTCTTTCCCCGGTGGTGTCATGAGGGTATAGATGATACGATTATCCCTACATATTATTTCTATCAAATGAATGAATGTCCAACTTATAGTTCTTGGTTAACATATGATTATTCTGATTCCGATATAAATCATAATGATCTATGTGAATCTACAGAATATGGTTGCTGTGAAGTCGTGAATATTGATTGTGATGCGGCCTACCGAGACGGCGATACTTACTCATTATATCAAATGATTGTGAATGATTATAGGGGTCATTGGCAAATGGATATCAATAAAATAGACGAAGAAGGGTCAAATTGTCCCACAATTGAAGAAATTATTTATCGCTCTTCAGAAAATGATAAAAATCCTCATCTAATAATATATCTATCTTATACGATTACAATTATGATAATTATGTGTCTCGGTATCATTTATAGAATCTGTATAAGGAAAGAATCTTATAAAAAGACAGAAAGCGATGACGTTGAGAAGTCAACATTGTGGGAAGAATCTAGTGAAGATGATGATGATGATAATGATGATGATAATGATGATGATGATGATGATAATGATGTAACGGAGAAAAGTTGGAGTTTGCAGGCGAGCGTCTAGACTTTATGGATTGAATCGTTACACTTGAATTAAAAAAACACTATTAATATCTAAATCTTGAATAAAGAATAATTTTTTATTCTCCTGAATATTATTTTTTAAATTCACGACCGATTCTTTTTCTAAGATTTCACACATCATTTCATCATTCGCGAATTGAACGTCCATTTTGTTTTCTTTTTCTGAACACTGAAAAATAATTATACCTTTCTCTAATTCAGGATTATTAGATAGTCCTTCTTCATAGATTACACATAATTGCTCCATATTACTACGAATAAATTTCAGAATATAATCGGGTGCGGAATCTACATTCTGTATCTGACTCATTTGAATTAAATAAGTTATTAATATCATTTTTATAACTTATTTATATTCCTTGATATCAATAGGACTATATTTTAATCGTTTAACGAAGCTTCTATTGCTAGTTGAATATCTCTTTGTTCGCTTGATTCTTCAATTTCACTGATATAATTGGTAATGATATCCGTAAGACGATTCTCAAGGGCATTCGGATTAAGTATAGCTTCTTCCTTTGGAAATTCTTTACGACATAAAGGACAACTATTATTTCGTTTTAACCACTCTTTAATACCCGAACAATGTTCATTACCACAATGAAATACATGCTCTTGATTATCTTCACCTATGGAACATGGTAATATCATATATTTATCGTTTAATTTAAAATCCTCTAAACAAATACTACATTGTTTCCCAAGTTTAAGAAAGATATCATCTACATCTCTCTCTTCTATATTGTTTATAAATTCCTCACTACAACCATTATGATTCGTTTCTTCAGTATTAATTAGTTCAGTTCTCAGAATAATATTTTGATTATTTACCAGTGAATTTAACATCTCTAAAAAATCAGTCTGACCAGGTTCTACGCTATTTAATTCCATTCTTTATTATATTATTTAAAAAAATAACTATAAATACTATTGAAAGTATGAATCAATCTATCTTAAAAATGAAGGATGTACTACTTAGAAAGTCTGGCAAATTTTATATGATTCCCTATCATCTGCAATATGAAACAAGGGATTGTATGATGATACCTTTAATTCTTGTTTCTTATAAAACAAGTATGAATAGAAAAAATTATGTTAAAGAATTTAATCCTTATCTGAAAACCAATAATGTTTCTGATAATTTAGATCAGTCACTCAAAGATTTTTATAATAAGAGATATATTAATAGGTAATTAATAATTATAACGACCCAATACTTCCAAAAGTTTATTATCTTAATCATAAATTTGATTCACTGATAAGATATATCAACACAACTGAACAACATACGAAAGAAGACATGTCTCTCAAACAAGATTCCATCGCCAGTCGCGCAAAAGTCTCAAAACCCAAATACAACGACACTGATTTGTCGGTGGTCGCTCACCTGATCTACGTTCTCACCGGCAATATGGACATCTCCATGAACGTGGCTAAGCAATGGCAAGTAGACAAGTTTGAAGTTATCTCTCAGAATACTGAGCGGTCTCGGCGACAATATATTGACTTGCTCTGGTTAGAGAAACCAGGTGCTCCAACCGATCATGTCCCCCACTCTCTCGGAGAATTCGCTCAGAATATTTGCCTATGGAATTCCGATTATATCAATAGTAGGGAATTCATGCGGAATAATTTTCGGCGATGGCGTCCGCGTGACCGCGCCCACAGGATGGTCGTAAGTCCCCATAAGCATGAACTACGATACATCGCCACGAAGAAAGGTATTCGGTCATTATCCTTGCGATTTCCAGCGGTGCAAGAAGCGAAGAGCAAAGCAGAAGAATGGGGAATCGCGGGATGGGACAAGGATAACATAACGTTGAAAGATAAACTTAATGATATCGCGTATATCCCAAAGTTTGGGACCATCCGTGCCGCTGGTGGTCTCGTAGCCCTAATGGAGGTACGTCACCAGCTTGAGTGATGCCGGGTGGCTGGTGCGACATTGAAGACCAGTACATATCCGAGACATAATCCCTTTATCATCTAATAATTGTAACTAATCAGCAAATACCCTACAAATCCGATCATCAATGATTTTTTATATTTAGATTTCATTTCCTCATAAATATTCGCCCATGCTTCAACTTGTTTTTGATCTGTTAATGAATACAACATTAAGGGTTTCTTAGGATAAAAATAATAAAAGCCTAGTTTCACGACATAGATAATCGCTAAGAATTTACATAATTTATATTTATCTTTAGAACCCGTGTAATAATAGATACCTAGACCAAGTCCTATGATCATACCCGTAAAATAAATCATTAATCTTTCTCTAACTATTTCTTCATAAATCATCTTCTGTTCCTTGTTTAGAAGATCATTAAACTTTCTAAAAATAGTAGTATCTTTCTTCATAATAGTCATAGATAAACTTCCTATTAACATGGTTATACCGATTAAACAACTTATATCTTTCATTATATGATATGGATTTATTTATTTTGAGATAACTTTTCTTTTATGATCATATGTTTGACCGAAAAATCCTAAAACATCAATGAATAATTTTGTTGGATTCCATCTTAGAAAGATACCTTCATCTGAACAAGCATAATCATAAGGATAGGTATGATGCCAATTATGCCATCCTTCTCCTAAAGCTACCAAAGATATCCATTTATTTTCAGCGGGCTTAATATCTTTGCGAAAGGGTCTATCACCAAACGAATGAGCCACCGAGTTCACACACCATGTAGCATGCGACTGTATCGTCCATCTTAAAAATCCAAATAAAAATAATCCTTTCATAAATGAATCATAATAGATATAAGTATAAATACCAGGTAATATGTAGCAAAAGAATATATCATCATAGGGCCATAGATATTTATCCAACATTACGATCTTATCATCTTCTAAATCGCTTAAATCTAATTTTTTACCTTCTTCAATTGTCAGTTTATTTGTTTTTAATAGGATCCATCCCACGTGAGAATAAAAGAAACCCCTATTTATATTATGAGGATCAGCATCAGTATCTGAAAATTTATGATGAACTCTATGATCTCGCGACCAATGATAAATTGACCCCTGATTAGACGCAGATGCTAGAATCATAAGGAGTACTTTTGTAGGTGTTTTTGCTTTATAAGATTTATGAGACCATAAACGATGTAATCCTGCTGTTACACCTAATCCACATATTTGATACCAAAGGAATACTTGAAAGATATCAGTATAGTTCTCCATATAACTAAATGCATAGTATGAAGCGATATGATTTATAACAATGAATAAACTATAACTATAATTTATTTCGTATTCATTCATTGATTTTTCACGATCCATATTATATTATTGTATACTCTATTACTTTAAATTATATTTCAAATAAGATGAGTGGACCACCCAGCGGGGAAGATGGATTTAATCTACTTCGTCCAACGTTGGACCAGGATCCATTTGAACACTATCAGGTTCTGTTGGTTCGGTTGGTTCTGATGTCATGTTCACCGATTCGTGACCAGGACCAGACCCTTCACTATATACCTTCATCATAATAGGATTAATTTTACCATTTACTTCTGTCATTTTAGTTTCGTATTCTCCCTTTGTGTGATCACTATCTAACCATAGTTCGGTTTCTATAAGGAGATCCGAAACTAATTTTAATTCGCTTTCCTCTAGTTTACTTTTAATTTCATCATTCTCTATGGTTGATTTAGTCTGATAAATGAGAGCGTCTAATTTATTCTTGCTTTCAATGGTTTCCTTATACATGTTATCCTCTTCTTTATATTTTTCACCTTCATTAACCATTCTCTCAATATCTTCTTGAGTTAATCTACCCTTGTCATTCTTAATTGTAATATTCTGAATTTTACCTGAACCCTTATCAAGAGCCTCAATATTCATAATACCATTCGCATCAATATCAAATGATACCTCAATCTGAGGAATACCTCTACGAGCCGGAGGAATGCCCTCTAGCTTAAAATTACCTAATTCATTATTATCTTTTGTCATTGCTCTCTCACCCTCAAAGACTTGAATCATAACTGAATCCTGATTATCTTCATATGTTGAGAAAGTTTGAGATTTTTTCGCCGGAATCGTCGTATTCCTATCAATGAGTTTAGTCATCACACCTCCCGCAGTCTCAATACCCAGTGATAATGGAGCTACATCTAAGAGTAAGATTTGATCCGCCGCATCGTCTCCCGATGTACCACCCGATAGGATCGCAGCCTGAACAGCCGCCCCATAAGCAACGGCTTCATCAGGATTAATACCCTTATTAAGTTCTTTACCATTGAAAAAAGAAACTAATAGTTCCTGAACCTTCGGAATACGTGTAGACCCACCGACGAGAACTATTTCGTGAACATTAGATTTAGAAATTCCCGCATCTTGAAGAACTCTTGTTACAGGATTAATACATTTCTGAAATAAATTCATACATAGAGATTCAAATCTTGCCTTTGAAATACTCGTGAAAAAATCAATTCCCTCAAACAATGATTCTAATTCTAGAGTCGCGGAAGAAGAAGATGAAAGAGTTCGTTTGGCCTTCTCGCATGCCGTCTTCAGTCTTGTTAATGATCTCTTATTATCACTGAGATCCACCTTATGTTTCCTTTTAAATTCGTCAATGAAATATTTCATAAGCATATTATCAAAATCCTCACCACCAAGATGAGTATCCCCCGCCGTTGCTTTTACCTCAAAAATACCATCATCTATTGATAATAACGAAACATCAAAAGTTCCTCCACCCAAATCAAAAATTAATACATTCTTCTCTTCATCCTTCTTATCCAAACCATAAGCAATCGCCGCCGCCGTCGGTTCATTGATAATTCGTAAAATATTTAAACCAGCGATCATACCCGCATCCTTAGTCGCCTGCCTCTGAGCATCATTGAAATATGCCGGAACCGTGATTACCGCGCCAGTTACCGTCTCACCGATATAAGATTCTGCAACCTCTTTCATTTTAGTTAAGATCATAGATGAAATTTCTTCGGGTTGAAATGTCTTTAATTCATTCTTATATGTCGCTATAATTTTGGGTTTATTATCATCCGAGATCACTTTGAATGGAAAATTCTTAATATCAGACTGAACAGCAGCATCATCAAACTTACGCCCGATTAATCGCTTCGCATCATAAATAGTATTTTCAGGATTCATTGATGCTTGGTTCTTCGCTCCATCACCGATTAATCTTTCTTCACTATTAAATGATACATAAGAAGGAGTAGTTCGGTTCCCTTGATCATTCGCTATAATTTCACATCGGTTATCCTTCCACCAACCAACGCAACTATATGTTGTTCCAAGATCAATTCCAATTGCTACCATATTTATATAATTTATCTATGAATAATCTTTTAAATGAATTTAAATTTGTTTCATTCGTTTAGACCACTGCGACGGATCAGTTTTATCTGGTGGGGCATTTAGATATTCCCAGTCAAATACACCTGAAAAATCAGGATATTTATTTTTTATCTTTTTGATTTCTTCTAATGCTCCATTAAAAGAGGATTCATTAAACTGACCCGATTCCATACCCATTACAATCTTTTCAGGTGGATAACCATTTTTTATGATTGATTCATAAGTATCATATGAAAAAGAATTATAACATTGTGTATTAAACCAATGAATATATTTACCCTCCTCAGAATTATATAATTCTTTATAATTAAAACCAGCGAATGATGAGCCATCGGTAATTAATGTAGATGATACTGGTGCCATAGTTATAATAAAATCATTGTCATTGATAACAAAATCCTTTACTAATTGATTGATTAACATTTTTATATTTTCTATGCTCGTATTCTCTTCAACATCTAAATCAATACCTCTAATCCACGACTTTTTAGTGATTAGTCTCTTTAAAAGAGGATAATATGTATCAAAATCACTAAATAATTCTTTGTAAGCGAAACCAGCTCCACCCATCATTAACATGATAGTTGTCCCTTGAACAGATAATTTCTCAGTTTCTAACCACATTTCATTGAATACAGGATCATAGGGAATATTATCATTTAAGAAAATTTTTTTCTGATTATTTTTATCCTTTCCGAAATGTATAGAGGAAACAATAATAACATCTATATCTTGAACATGATTCATTAAATCGTGTAATCCTACGAATGTTTGATAATAATAAATCGTTTTCATTTATAATAAAAAAAGATAATATATTTAAATAGAAATTTAAGATAGGTTCAGACTTGTCCTTAGTTTAGGAAATAGTTTTAAGAATATACTAATTTCATCTTTTGTCATTTTCATTTTACATAAATCACTCATCTCAATATAGTCAAAATCTCCTGTTGTTCTCGCACCCAATTCTATAAAATTATCATAATAATTAAGTAAGTTATGTTTCACTAACATTTTTAACAGATCGTTATAAATTGGTTTTTTAAATTGTATATCAACACTACTCTCTTTATACCACGAAGTATTTATCATATCTAAGATCTGATTATAAGAATATAATTCTATATCAATATTATTCACTGTACTAACTATCATACCTGTATAGAGACCATATGTTTCATCTGCTACGGATCCCTTTAAGATATTCCTAATTATAACTTTATCATCTTTATTAATAAAACTGATACCCAGAGGTCCATCTCCTTCAAAAAATTCCTCAAAGATAAAATCATATTTTTGGATATCTGATAAACTTTTAGACTTTTTGATCTTATATGTTCCCCCAAGGGAGATCAGCTTCGCCTCGGTTATCTCGTTAAGACTTTTTGATTTATTCATTTATTAATAAGTATCTACTTATTAGGAGTAATTTTATTTTCTTTTAAAATTTCGTTTATAATACTTTCTTTGATCTTAAGATATTCTTCTTTGAGATCTTTTACATCATTGATAAATAATTTATCAACTTTAATATATCCACAGGTGTTCGTTTCTATTATTTCGGGTTTATCCATGTATCTATTTATTCTAATAGATAGTTTAATCAAATTTATTTTTATATCTATAAAATAAATGACTTCAATGGAGGAACAGAGTAGATGTTTTTATTTAGATAGCGATTATCAACCTGCATCAGATATGTTACGTAAATGTGTGGGAGATAATACGAGTCCTTATCGGTTTAATTGCGGAGATAACCCGATGAGACAGGAATTACCCGAAGATGTTAAAGAAACTGCTAGAATGAATGATATAGCTGTTCAGAGAGGATTTTCATATTACAATATTGATAATCATAATGCTTCTTCTCGTAAAGATAGTATACCCATTCATAAAAAGGATGCTTCTTTAGCTAACTTTGGTCACGGGGCTAACTTTGGTCACGGGGCTAACTTTGGTCACGGGGCTAACTTTGGTCACGAAGGTTTTCAAAATAGTAATTCATTTATCACTGATAATGGTCCAGGCGAATCATCGGTACCGAAGGGCGCGTGTCCAGAAGGATATAGTCGTTGTCCTAAGTCCGGTAAATGTATTCAAGCATGTATCGGTTGTGTTTATCGTGATAATATGAAAAGTAGAGAATTTAATGAAGCCGATCCTTGTTTTCCGAATGGTGTTTATAATGGTGTTAAAAATGATGGATCTATCAAATGTACGTGTGGTAGAGATAATCAATATTGCTCCAATGATTTCATAAAAAATATGTATACTACAGATGGAATAATGATAAGTGGAAAAAAAATGATAATGAATACAGGTATAACTAAAACGATTGATGAATTATTTAATTTTTCTTATCTCTAATCTGATTCAAATCCAAGGCACTCGTTGATCTCGTCCATCTGCTCCTCGTCTTGGTTCATAATCTGCTGAACTCTTTCATTGATAACACCACTAAGACGCTCAATGAAGAGTGATTGATCGGTGAATGACTTCGCGTTTCGGTCAAAAGTCAGAGTAAGAGTGATGTACTGCTCGTACTTGTCATCTTCCGATGGAGGCCAACCGAGGAAGGAACGATTTGCTCGCTGATCAACGAAATCAATGATGTTCTTGCTGCATCCCTTCTCGTCCTTTCCGACGCCGAGTTGACTCACGCGAAGGCGAGCGGTCCTCGCTGTCTCAACATCATCCCTGTGAATCACAATCTTCTTGTCTTGGTAGATTGCTTCCTTCAGGATACGATTGAGACCTGATCCCTTCTTACCGATGATCATACCGAGAAGTCGTTCGGGGAACTCCACGAAGAACTCCTTTGATCCGAGTGACTTCCTCTTTTGACACTCACTGACATGCTTATCAAGCGATCGCTTAGTGAGCTTCCGAATCGTTTCCGATTCCGAAACGATCTCGGCGGTAACTCCTTCTTCGTGATCCTTGAGAAGGATTCGGAGCTTGGGCTTCTCTTCTTCAACGCGGTTCTCCGATGCCTGAAAGCGGTCATACATGGCCCAGGATTCCTTAATCACCTTCTTCAGACCCTGAGCTCCCGCGCCGATGATGGCACCGATGTCTTCCTTGAGAGCACCGTTGAGTTCGTAGGAGAGAGACATTGTTACTGTTGTTCTGTTACTGATGTTCTGTTGTTCTGTTACTGTTCTGTTGTTGTGTTGTTGTTTATGTGTAAGAATATATAAACACTAAATCAAATTTTTAGGGATTCAACTTCGTAAAGAACAATAATAAGTTTAAATACTGATCTTTATTTAAAGAATAGATTAGTAGAGTAATTGTAGAAGAGGAACACGGAGTTCTTATAAGAACTGATATCTCAGTCCTGGTAGCTCAGTTGGTTAGAGCGTGAGTCTTATGAGCTCGAGGTCGCGGGTTCGAGCCCCGCTCAGGATAACCATATCCGATAGTGAAGGATATAGCCCGTCTAGCTCAGTCGGTAGAGCGCAAGACTTTTAATCTTGTGGTCGTGGGTTCAAGTCCCACGGTGGGCACGAAGAGTGATTACCTCAAGTAATTAATTCCTCCGTAGCTCAGCAGGCAGAGCACCCGGCTGTTAACCGGTAGGTCACAGGTTCGAGCCCTGTCGGAGGAGTCAGATTAATTGCCTTAAGTAATTCGGTTTGGAAAAGTATCAAATCGTTATAGTAAAAGCTAGGGTTCCCGAGTTTGGTCAAAGGGGATAGACTTAAGATCTATTGCGACACGCTTCGGGGGTTCAAATCCCCCCTCTAGCATCAAAGACTTATTTAGGAGATAAGCAACTGCCTCATTGGCGCAATAGGATAGCGCATCCGACTTCTAATCGGGAGGTTGTGGGTTCAAGTCCCACATGAGGTAAAGATAGTGTTCCCGAGCGGTCAAAGGGGAGCGACTCAAGATCGCTTGCATATGCTTCGTGGGTTCGAATCCCATCACTATCAATATTTATTATTTTTATTTTTTAGGATAATATATATGTCTCTATGTCATATATTTCATTCATTAAATTCCATTTCTTGTTCACCGTCTAACCCTTCTGACCCATAGGTAGTATCTTCGGGATCGTATTCCTCGTCATAATCATATCCTTCTTCTTCATCTACTCTACCATGAGTATCAATGACATCTGAAGTTTCACCCTGTAGAGTCTCTAATTCCAAATTAGCTCCTTGATAAATTTCATTTAATCTCTCTGCTCGTTCGTTTTCGGTTTGTGTATTATATTCACCACTATTCACATACTCTCCCGCTTTTTCTGAACCGATCTTATAAAATAAAGAAATTCCCATTTTATTTTTCTCCATTATCGCCAATCTTTCTTCTCGCGTCGCGCCATCTAATTTATCAATAATAATTTGTTTTTCTCTTTCTTTTTGTTTTGATAAACGATTTGCTAAATCTAATTTCTGCTCGTTTAAAAATAACCACGATGGATCGTAATGCTGAAACATGATATGTGTAATTAAATCCATCAGGAACATACTGAATACTTCTATCATATCATCTACGATTTCCTCATCTCTCATTTCCAAGGATTGGAATAAATCATTCGCGTCTTCGGTTACATCGGTTCTCTCTTCTATTAATGATCTTATGATATCAACTATACTATTCAGAAACTTCATAAAATGATATTTCATATAAATATCAGAATACCTATTATTAAATTTCATACTATCAGAACCCTTTACTAAATCTAAATCTAGAAACATATCACCTAATTTATTACTCAAAAATCTAAAATATTCATTTTTATCTCTGTAAATATTAAAACCCGTAGATCTATCTTTTGTCTTCATGAAAATATTATTATGTAAATATAAATATACATCATTGTCATCTCTATCCATGAACTTATTATATTCATTAATGACACTGTCGCTACATTTCCAAGATTTAGGCAAGGTAATCTTATGTTTATCTTTTTCTCTTAATCTTGATAAAATAGTCCTTATATCACCGAAGTAATCATATAAATGTTTATGTCTTAAATTATCATCTCTTATAAATAAACCTAAAATATTATCTAAATTATCACTATTAAATAATATCTTTCCTTTATTGAAATCTTTAAAAACACCTATAAATCTACGCTTTTGATCAGTCGTTATCTTATCCGAACCTGTTAAAAATTTAGAAATAGTATTACTATATTCTTCGGTTTTTAATACTAAATCAGAAAATTCACTCTTGGCATCTAGATCTAATTTATCACTTATTGACTTTTCAGGATAAGTCGCTATACTTTGAAAGATATCATATAATTTTGATTGATCGTGTTTATCTAAATAATCCCTAAATCTATTTTCTAATCTATTCAGTAAAACGAGATTATTAATACTATCTAAATCATATTCTTTTCTCGGTTTTAATAAACCAACGAAAGGTAAGGAACCCTTCTTTCTCAATAGTTCTAAAATAAGATCAAAATTTTCTTTATTTTTATCATATGATTTGAATTTTATTTTTTCTACTCTCGGGTGATCTGTTAATGCTAATTTAGGATAGTATTCCTTGTAAGATGAATCTTCATATTTTTTGAGAGTGTAGCCCATTTCATCTTTCACATAAATCCTAAATAATCGCTCTACGCTATTCGGTATTTCATTACCATCTAAATCATATCGTTTCATTTCTGCTAATCTACCGAATGGTAAAGATGGATATATTTCGGGTAATTTATACATATAGATTCGCTTCGGTTTAGTATTCAATATAGGTAAGTCATAATTATTAATCAAATTATGAATATATTCATTACAAGATCTTTCAGCAGAATAACAAGAAGCTATCTTATTATTATCAGAACCATATAAGGCTAATAAATCAGGTATAATTTTTGTTCTTAATTTATGAATATCTAATTTATCATTATCATTTTTTCCGAAAATGTTAAGTATCTCTTCTCCTAATAAACTATCATTGATAAATTTATCAATGGTCATGCTTATGAATAAGTTTTTATCATGAATACCATATAATGATACGACGGTTCTTAATAAAACTTTGAAACTATTATTTTTATAGATCTCTATTTCCGGAATATTTAAACCCTCCGATATATTTATCTTTTCGGATATACTTTTACCTCTTATAAAACTACTATTTTCAACCGTATAACCACCATATATCCTACGATGAAAACTAATATTACTATCACTTATATCATGTAAAAATTTATTTGTTTCTAAAACTGATACGTTTTTTGAAAGAGGCTTGAAAGTCGTCCATTCGGGTCTTAAATATTCTGCTTTTTTACTATAAATATAATCTTCTAATTTTGATACTCTGCTAACTATTCTTGGGAAGTTTGGATTTAATAAATATTGAACTATTAAACCCAATTGAATCTCAACGCTATTTGTATTATATTCTTTTTCATTGGATAAATCTAAACCATCGTTCCATAATTCTTCTGTATTATATTTAGAACAGAGACGTTTTAGTTTTGCACACATATAATTGATAACCCCATTGTTTAACTTTTTATCCTTGATATTTAAGACAATATATGAATTTTTACTATTTGTAAAATAGGTCGGAACCGATGTCTGAACGATTAATAATAACAAAGCAGTTAGCATCAAGAGTATATTTGTATTCTTTAACCATCTCTGAAACTCGTAGATTATATTTTCCCGTTGAGTCTTATATTCTTTCTTTTTTTTCTTGTCTTTCTCTTTCTTTTCCAGAGTCTTTAGATTTTTTATCTTTTTATTTACACGAGGATGGATATCCGTATTACTTACATTCATCATGCCATAGCGTTTATCAGATAAAATATCATTCTCTAATAACTCAAATGATAATAATATTTCATACTTATCATCATCTACTAAATCTATACCGATACTATCACTCAAATCTTCTATTATTTTTACATATTTTTCATATTTATCAAATGTTTCTGTTCTTACCAAATCTTCCTCTGTCCCTGATTTCAATACTTCACCCACTTGCAAGGGTCTATCACCCTCATAACCATCAAATAATGAAGCATCTTCATTACATAAACTACAACCACATATCCTACACGAGATGATACCATCTTCAGGTGCTGAGCCATAGATACTTTTCATACTCTCAAAAACATCATTATCATTTGATATATTACATTCATACAAATAGTGCTTACATAATATTTTTTCATCGGTATATTTATTATATAAATAATCACTATCCTCATATTCCTTATCAGAACTACGAGTGAAAATATCTATAAATTTACTTAAATATTCATTCCTTGAGTCCCTACGCTTCATTGAAAAAATTAAATCATAAGCCAATTTTACTCTTACAATATCATCTATATTGGTTCGTTTCACTTCTAAATCACTCTCATCTTTTTTATAATAATAACGATGCTTTTTATATGTTTTGATATTCTTTGATAATGTTTCGCTAATTTTTCCCCTGTCTTTTAAAGATAAATCACATAACGTTGCTTCATACTTAAATAATGCTTTTTCAATATCATCGTAATTATATAATTTATCTCGTATCGTCTCATCATTTAGTAATAAACTACCTAATTCCGAATATAAATCGTTTATCTCGGAATCTATTTTATCATAATTATTTTCATCTAAACTATGTAATAAATATTTATCTGTATCTCTCTCCTCATTATCACCATTAATTATATTTGAAGTCTTTATTTTATCCTTTTTATACATGTTTAACTCTGAATTTAATTTCTCATAAATATATTTTTCAAATACACTGAATTTATTCATTGTTGAATAGTTAACAGAATAAAGAAATTCATTGAAAGGTTCTTCTAATAATCCTACGAATCTTAAACGATTCGGTAATACAATGTTTTCTTCTGAACATTTAATAAGTTCATTATTTTTACGTTCGTCATAAGTATAACTACCATTAATAGAGAAACAAGTATCATCTTGTAAACAATTTCTTAAATAAGTATTACTATATTCTTCTGTCACCAAACCATACCCATTTGTCGTTTCAATTGGCTTACTATATTTTATATTATTGTTAATATATTCTTTATAACTCGTGATATTTGTTAAATTATTGATTTCATCTGTTAATTCCATTTCTAATTTCAACCCGATACTATCATATGCTTTTAGATTATCATCTACTATAGGAATCATAAAATGAGGAATAGAATGAATAGATTCTTCTTTATAATTAATCATTTCTAAGATAATATCAAGTGTCTCTTGAACTTGTTTTATTTTATAACTATTATCATAAATATTCATTGAGTGAATCAATGAAGATAAGAGATCATCCTTTTTAGCCAAATCACTATAATTTTTATCAAGCATGATTTCGGAATCAAAATCTATTTCTTTATATTCATTGTCATCTTTACCGTCTGTCACTGGATCATATATTCTAACTTTAATCAGATCAATTATTTCATAACTATCAGTATTCATTAAAATTTCGCCATTCTCAAACAGAAAAAGAAATTCTCGGTCATCTTCATCCACTATCTTTAATAAATTTTCGGTTGGTAGTATTTCAGTAATATTTCCTAAAAAAGGAGCATCTTTTGATTTCAATAAGAGTATAAGTGTATCTCCAATATCATAAGCGCTCTGTATCTCTTCCCCATCTTCTGGTAATTCATTATAACTACCATATTCTTCATTACCTGAAACGCCTGGAATCTCAACTTCTTGCTCTTGACCCTGAACCTGCACTTGACCCACGTCTTCTTCTAAAATATTATCATCATTCATTTCATCAAATAATGGATTATCGGTATCTGGATGAATTGGAATTTCGTCTTCTGTATCCATTATTATAAGTAATGGATATTTTTTTAAAAAATATTAATCTTAAAATGAAATTAATTTATTAACTCGGTTGACATTTCTCGGGGTAATAATTATAACCTCTCGGGATGGTCTGCTCATACTCTCCATTATATGTATAACAGCGGTAACCAGAGCCCCTATATGAAACAGAACCACAGTCCGCTTGACTTGAACAAAGATTTATACACTCGGTCTCGCTCATGCCGGGCACGCCAACACTATTGCCGGCGCTGCCGCTGGGTACTACACCCGACACCATTATATCTGCACATGCGGGTAATGCGGTCGCTTGAGTAACTGGCTCAACTGGAAGAGAGTCAGGACAAGTGTCACAGGTAACTTTACATGCGTCGCCCGCACCGACCGTGAACACGCCCCAAAGGGGCGACACCGGCTGCTGAAGAAGTGAGTCATTAGTTGAACCATAATAATGGGACACCCCCCGCCGGGGTCCGGTGGGACAGACAGCGAGACGTATGGCATCTTCCCCGGGACCGGTGGGAATTAATGCACCTATATCAGCACACCTTTGCCCGTCGCTCGCGAGCGGTATTTTGTTCCCGATGACGAAAGAGCTGTCGTCTACACACTGTTCAGCAGCAGGTGCAGCAGGGGCGCCAGTTGCAACACAGGGTTGACCGGTTAAATCACCGCAGGTCACGGGACACGCGACTAAAGCGGACACACCCCGGTCACCCACACTGTTTTCGCATCGCCACCGTCCAACTGCCGGAGAACCCGATAGCGCTATGGAGGCACAAGTTGCTCCACCAGCTGTCCATGTATCATCGTCTACACACTGACCTGATCCTGATCCTGGACCTGATCCTGATCCTGGACCTGATCCTGATCCTGGACCTGGATCGGTTCCTGGACCTGGACCTGGATCGGGGGGCACGGCAGTGCAACCATCAACCGTATAATAATCAATAGTATTCGCATTATCCACATTACAGGTCGCCACCGGTGTTCCTACGTAGCCCGCTATGCAATCTGCCGCCGGCAGAAGTGGACTCTCTAAAGTCTCATCTGCTAACCAATTGGGTGCTCCAGACAAATTATATTCTGGTAAGTTCCCTGCAACCGGTTTCAAACACCCCTTAGTACAACCTGATAAAGTATAATCGGCACCTTCACTGAGACAAGAGACACTTATCGCACCACTTAGCCGATAACCGTGCTCTTCATTACAGATTGCACCCGATGTATCACCCATACTGAGATTTACAGCGTCATCAAGAAGATAACCATCATCAGCTGGTGTCGTACATGTGGGTGTCACAGCTGTACAACATTCTTGCGGAGTACATGGATCATCTCGGCATAAAGGAGAAGGTGAAATAGCGGTTGTATTTGGATCACAAATAGAAGGAGTACATGTCGGAGTCGTGTCACATCCTTGCGGTACATACATAGACCCTGGAATATCACATTGAACTGTAGGTGTATCTGAACTATAGCTACAAGTACCACTTGTCAACGGCAATCCAGATCCGACGGGTGAAGTACTGTTCTCCGGCAGGTTATACCCAACCATATTCCCCGAGGGTTTTTTACATCCTTGCACACAACCATTAAGTGTATACTCGTTGTCAGAGACAGCACAATTCGCACCGATAACACTCCCAGAAGGAAGATACCAACCTTGACTCGCATCACACGTTATATCCGTAGTATCAGGACCATTACCAGTAACTGCTTTGCTAACACCATATATATAACCGGTTTCCGCCGCCCCAGGTAGTGTACACGATGGCACAACAGGTGCATCACAGCATTCAGACTGAGTACATTGGTCTGTCGCACATTGAGGAGATGGACTTTTTATAGTATACCCATTAGTACAATCTGGAACTGTACAGGTCGGACATTCCTGGATATTGCAGTCCTGCGTAGGTTCTCGGCACGGAGTACCCCCGTTCGCGCTAGGTGTCCGGACAGTGACGGTGCGGCTCTGAGTGCCTGTCCCACACGAGACAGAGCATGTACCCCATGCCCCCGCAGTGTCATCGCAGTCGACAGATTGATTAGTTGCCTGATTAGTTGCCTGATTAGTTGCCTGATTAGTTGCCTGATTAGTTGCCTGATTAGTTGCCTGATTAGTTGCGACCGGATCAGCAGCGACCGGATCAGCAGCGTCCGGATCAGTTGCCGGATTAGTTGCCTGATTAGTTGCCGGATTAGTTGCCTGATTAGTTGCCTGATTAGTTGCCGTATCAATTACAGGATCAGTCTTCTTCTTCCCCTTAAGATAATCCCTTATCTTTGAGTATATCAGCCCGACTGGTAGCCCGACTAGTAGCCCGACCAGCAGCATACCAGAGATTATCTTAGCCAACTTAATAACCACACCCAGAATTATTCCGCGATCGGGGGATGTATCAGACTCAATCAATGAACTCATATATATATGTATATATATATTTAGTTTAATATTTAAAAATAAATTAACTTATATAACTATCCAACTATGGAACTACAAGCATATATAAACTCTCATCCCAATTACATTTCAGAATTTAGGAAACAAGGTTTTAAAGTGAATACTTTTAAAGATCTTAAAATTATCTCTTATCCCTATGATAAGAAACCTCTCTATGAATCAAATACCGATTTTTATAAATTATTCCTAAGAGGAGCAGTCGTAAACAAAGAAAATAAAGTAGTATGCTTGCCTCCGGTTAAATCATTTGATTTAACTGATACTTCAGAAATATCATCTGTAAATGATATAGTTTATGAAACTCTTTTGGATGGGACGATGATCAATCTATTTAATCACAATGATAAGTGGACAATTAGTACTCGTTCTGAAATCGGCGGATATAATAAATGGCAAGATAAGAAATCATTCAGAGAAATGTTTGATGAATGCTCTACTTTAGATGAAAATAGTTTAGATAAAACTATGTCTTATTCGTTTGTCATGAGACATACAGAAAATAGAAATGTTTCTCCTATTTATGAAAATACATTACTTCTCGTTGAAGTTTACAAATATACTGATACTCATATTCAACGTCTCAATCTTTCTGATTTCAAAGAGTTAGATTGTGAGATAGTTGATCAGTATAAAGATAAAGAAGATTTTATGAAATTTTATGAAGGACCTGTAATTCCTTATCATATCAAAGGATATACGATTAAATGCGGATCTTTTAGATATAAGTGGTTAAATCCTTATTTTGAAGAAGTAAAGAATCTAAAAATTAACATGAATAATCATATGCTTAATTATATTGAGTTACGGAGAAATAATAATCTTAAGAAATATCTACGATATTTTCCCGAACATAGTCATCTTTTTAATTCATACAAAGAAAAATTACATCATCTGAGTAATGAATTATTTACTACCTATAAGAATGTATTTATTCACAAGAGTTTAGAAAAGAATGATATTCCTTATCACCTAAAACCTTTAGTTTATGATGTTCATCATAATTATTTACAGGAAAAACAGCCGACAACCTGGACAACTATTAAAGATTATATTCATAAGGTGCCTAGTAAAAAGCTAGTCTTCGCTATGAATTATTGTTAAAAAAAAATATATTCTATTTATATTAAATGGCGAAACGAACTAAGAAAAGAAATATCAGAGTTTCTAAAAAGAGAGTTTCTAGAAAGAAGTATACAAGGAAGAACAAGAGAAAGTATACAAAGAAGTATGGAAATACTAGACGTAAGATTAGAAAAAATAAAATGAGAGGGGGGGGCAAACGTTATCAAGCAATAGCAGAAGGCCAAGATCCCTTCCATTATGACAAAACTGTGAATCAACAAATTGACGACGCCATCTCAAGTATTATCAGAGAAAACGCGTACATGAAAACCATCACTCTTGATAGCGGCCACCAAATAACAATAACACATAATTTCGGCACAATGGATATGCAGCAGATCTCGCCTACGGGCCAGCTGAGAAAAGTCGTTGAAATAGTGGGTCAGGCCTCAGGACCTCCACCCGTCCCCCACTTCACCCCCCCGGCAGCACGGGTACAACCAACGCAACTAACCCGAGAACAAGAGGATGAGAGACAGGTGGCTGCGGCGATTGCGGCCTCCTTAGCCCCTGGAACGGCGGCAGGGGCAGGGGCTGACGATCCCGACCTTGCCGCGGGGATGGCAGCCTCATTGGCCTCAATGCCAACACCTGGTCAACTACCAGATGGCTGGGAAATGCGTTTTCAAGGTACAACACCTTACTATGTGAATCATAACACGCAAACTACAACTTGGGAAAAGCCATCTGCGCCAGTTATGCCAGCGCCAGTTATGCCAGCGCCAGTTATGCCAGCGCCAGTTTCACTGGGCCCGGATGTGGAGGCGTGGTTAACTAGTTTCATAAACGATATCGGCGATTCCCTAGTGTGGAACGAGATAAAGAAATCTATGAAAGAGAAACAATATGATAATATGTATACTGTTAATATGGTGTTGGCGCGTGACGGGGGGGTTGATCTGGTAATAGATGATATCTTCCCCCCAGAAAAAATAGCGGCATGGCAAACATACAATGACTACCGCGTCAGGCTTCAAAGAGAGTTGGGAGTAATCAAAGGCATAATAGATGCAGCAGCAGCAGCACAGCAGCAGCAGGCCCTGGTGGATATGATGGCGAAGCAGAATTGGGCACAACAGCAAGCTCAACAAGCACAACAGCAAGCTCAACAAGCACAACAGGTCGTGGCAGCAGGTGTATACCCGACAGGCGGATACGCGCCACCACCATCACCAGCACCAGCGCCAGCAGGAGCAGGAGCAGGAGCAGGAGCAGGAGCAGGAGCAGGAGCAGGAGCACCACAAACTATAACTTTGTCAAAGCAGGTTACGGCCCGGAATGATGACGGGTCATATAAGATGGATATCCAGTCCGGGTCTTCAATAACGATTTATTCTGGAACATCAAGGGGTGGGCGAAATAATGAAAAGACAATGGAAGTAGGGAGGGAAGGGCGTAGACGGCGTGGTCTACATTATTGGGTGAATCATGTGCCTAATTGGTCATGGGTAAGTAAATTTGATCTGGCTCAGGCAGGGGCACATGATCCAGCAGCAGGAGGCGCTCCTAGAGCAGCTGCAGCAGGACCAGCTCACTCATCCAGCGAAGTCGTTAAGTTTTATAGTAATAAAAATGCTGATGTTCCCCTTGGACAAAAGGCATATTATGAACTGACTAATTATTGGGATAGAAAAGATCATCAAGCTGGTGTTGAAATAGACCGACATGCGCATTCGCTTGGGAACCCGGGCGGCCTATTAATTCCTGATATTCCGGCTCGTCGCCCAACGGTCGGCCCAGATCATGTTCAATATTTATTCCATGATGGTATAAGATGGTGGAAGTCAGCAGAGCATCGTTTTCAAGTACATAAATGTGTTGAAGGTCCCGATAGGCAGCGGCTATGGGAGGCGTCTAAAAATTTGGGGACGGCATTTAGTGCAACTGGGATCGGACCACAATGGGCTTGGCAAGAGATCGGCTCTAAGGGTTTAGAAAGACCAGATTGGGTAGACGTTAAGATGAAAGTAATGTATAATACTTTGCTTTTTAAATTTAATAGGAATGAATATTGTAAACAAGTTTTGTGCGGAACCCGCGGGAAATTATTAATTGAAAATGCCGGAGATAACGATGGATATTGGGGAGATGGAGCAGCAAAGGGCTCCGCGGCAGATTGGAATATTTCAGATTTTAACCCTGATACTTGGAATCAAGTGAAACCTGACGACGGCCAAAGAGGTTATAATTGGTTAGGTTTATTATTAATGCAAATAAGAGATCTAGTCTGTTCTCCTGGTAATTATTGTATAACAAAGTTCGGGAGATTACCACTTGATGTTCAAGTACACGGAATAAATCGTGACGGTTATTTTCATGATACAAATGGTTCCATCTTCTAAACATGATTCTCTAAGATCTTTTTACTATTCATTAAAATCTCAGAATACTTTGATGATGATAAATCATTCTTAATAACTTCAGCCAACTCTTCTGCTGTTGAAACGCCGATACAATTTACACCTGATTTAAATAATGTTCCCTTATCTATCCAATCTGAATGTAGTATTAAGACTGTATCCTGATGAATCGCTTCTAAGAATGTATACTGAGTCCCTCCTCCGTCTCCCTTAATGATAGACATATCAATCATATATTTCGCATCTTTTAAAATACTACAATCGTTGAAAGTGGGTGATAAATTTTTAGGAAATTTTCCTTTCCAATATTCTTCAATATTTAATTCTTTTAATTTATGATGAACATATAATCTATTTTCAGCTCCGAATAAATAAATATGATCAGATTTATTCTCTAATAATTGATTCGCTTTCAATAAAATATCGGTATGTTTATCAAAATCTATCCTCGCAATTGATACACATTTATAACCTAAACCTTCTATCTTAGGAATCTTATAAGAAAAGAAAGGATGCGGCATAAATAAAGATTTCACTGAGAATTGATTCATTAAATATTCTTGAACCGATTCCCTAATTGTAATCACTTTAAAATGATTCAGTAAAATATTACTATTTTTATCTGTTGTCTGAACAAGCGGATTGGGATTCTTTTTATTTGGCTTACATTCCGTGGGATCATGAATAATTATTTTAGTATTCTCAGGGAATAAATGTAAATATTCATAATAATGTTTATCAATCGCCGTAATTAATATATTTTTTAACTGAATAACTTTACCAACATCTATATTTTGATACTGACATTCATAACCATAATCTCTTTTTGAAGTTTCATTCCTCGTACAAATTTTATAAATTGGTATCTTATATTTATGAGATAAATGAGCCGTAAATGTAACCCACCCGCCATAAACTGGTTTCGCTAAATATAATAAATTATCAAAAGATTTTGATTCCTCATAATTTACTATTAAATCCATTTATAAATTAAAAGATAAAAAATATATATTTATTCTAACTTAACATTATGTCCTTTTTTCTTTTTTTCTGGTTCTATGGAAGCAGTTATCGTAAGTTTTTTCACATTCGGATCCGTTTCAGATAAATCCTGAGCCTTCTTCTCAACCTTCACTTTCTTTATTTCAGATATATATTCACTATTTAAATTATTATCTGTCTCATCATCTAATTCTTTAATTTGTATCTCATCATCTAATTCTTTAATTTGTATCTCATTCACATTTTGCTTTTTTTCTTTTTGTGCTCCGATTATTTCAAGGAGCGGATCTTTATTCTTATGTATCTCAATACTCTTCGTAGTTTTTTTAGGTTTTTTGATTTTCTTTTTCTTTTTCTTTCTGGTTTTCTTTCTCCTACTAGAGAATTCATTATAATTTTCTAATAAATTATTTTCAATAGGTTTTAACCGAATACCTACATCACCTTTCTTTTTCTTCCTTGTTTTAGGCATCTATATTATTTAAATAGATAAATTTAATATTAATTAACACTCTATGCAACAATATTATGAACAAGGAAAGTTAGAAATAGGTTTAGATGAAGCCGGTAGGGGTTCACTAATGGGTCCTGTTTTTATTGGAGCTGTTATCATGAATGATATCAATGATTATCCTCCGCCATACGAAATTAAAGATTCTAAAAAATGTTCACCTAATGTTAGAGCTGTTCTAAGAAAGTATATAGAAGATAATAGTATCGCTCATTGTGTAGAATATATAGATGTAGAAAGAATAGATAAAGTTAATATTCTGGAAGCAACGATGGAAGGTATGGAAAAATGCGTTGATAATATTACATCGGTACTCAATGTTGATCGTTTATTAGTTGATGGAAATACTTTTCATACCTATATGGAAAAAAATAATTTTGAATATATACCTCATGTCTGTATCCCGGGTGGAGACGATAAATATCTTAATATCGCAGCAGCATCAATCTTAGCGAAAGAATATCACGATGAATATATTATGAATCTATGTTCCGCTAATACAGATCTGAATAAATATGATCTCAAGAATAACAAAGGATATGGAACGAAAGCTCATATGGAAGCATTGAAAGAATATGGTCCCTCTATTTATCATCGGAAATCATTTAAACCCTGTCAGGGAATTTAATATAAATTTAATATATATAATGAGCGGACACTGGAGGATAAATTATAATTCTCAGCCAAAGATGAATCATTCTCCTGCGAAGCAAATGGATACTATGGATCATTCGAAGATGGCTGGTAAGAAGATGGCTGGTAACACAATGGTTGAACCTATAGGATCAAATCCGTGTACTGATAAATTAACAGATATAGAATATCTCGTACACATGATACCACATCATCAGGTCGCGATAGATATGAGTGATATGTTAATACCTAAATCAACCGATCCAATCATGTTACACTTATGTAGAGATATTATAAGAAAACAAAAATATGAAATATGGGAGATGGGTCTCATGAAAAGTAAATTACCCACATCTATCTTTTCTTCTCAGAATTCTTTTAAAGAAGATTTTATTACGAAAATGGATCTACATTCTCCTAAAATGTCGAAAGCTAAAGATGGACCTTGTAATCCTCTGTTCTTCAAACCGAACGATCACTCTTCTCATATGAAAGGTATGATAATCACAGATAAAAGTTATCTAGAACATATGATTCCTCATCATCAGGTCGCCGTAGATATGAGTAGACGTCTTCTCCTTCATACGAACCATCCTTATCTGATGGATTTTTGTCGTAAATTAATTATAGATCAGCAAGGGGAAATCTTTTATATGAATAGTTTACTGAAAAATTCATATAATTATCAAAGTGAATTACTCGGATATTAATTTATTTTTTATATATATATCTTAAAAGAATGGGTCAGACGATGTCAGTGGGGGATGTGATACGCGGAGAATTACCAGATAAGGTTTATGATCGGAATTATGCTGCTATTTGGCAACAAGACAATCAACCGTGGCTGTATCAAGGAGTATTACAAGAATATTCAGAGGCTGAAGACAAAAATACATTTACTCTCGTATCAAAGGAGAAGGGCTGGTGGAAGATCAGTTTCACGGACATACTCGGAGGCGTTAAACGAGAAATTTATGTAAAAGAAAAAGATATAAAAGAATTTGAAAAGATTCTTCCCGACGCCCCCGATGAAGAACAAGACGTAGTGGAAAGTGGGTGGACACCAGCTTCGGGTGGCGGAGGCAGAAAAAAGGTAACCTTATCCCGTAGTAGAAAAAAGAGAAATAAGAAGAGAAGATCTAAGAAGAAAAAGAGAACTAAGAAGAAAAAGAGAACTAAGAAGAAATCATTTAAACCCTGTCAGGGAATTTAATAAATTTTATATATATAATGAAATTGGATAAGAATGATCTGGTTTCAATTACATTTGAGACTGATGGTGAGGAAACTATTATATTCAGAGTCAGAAATGTCGTCGCGTCCCGTCCACCGCAAGAATTAAATGCCATCCTCGTCTACGACCGAAACGATATGGGCAACAGAGCGCTATCCCAGGAAACCCGAGAACGTCTTGAGACAGTTCCTACCGACCACGTCGGCTTCCCCGTAACGTCGGAGATTTGCATACGGGTTGATTTGTTGGAAGAAGGGAAATCAGATGGAGAATTAGGTGAAATTATTAGATTTACGTCTGGTTTTGAGTCGGGCTTTTCGTGTCCGCGGTTTGGAGCTGGCGAAGGAACAGAAGATGGGTTGGTGGGCAAATACTTAGAAGATTTTGTTCAACAAATTCCAGAAAGTCATATTGATCCGCCTTCTCAATTAATAATAGTTAAGAAAAAGCATCAGTTTAATTTAAGGCGAAATGACAAAATAATACTAAAAGTCCCAGACCAAGCAGATATCCCATTATATTTTGAAAAGTCGTGGCGCGGGACTAGGGATGATGTGGGTCAACATCCAGAAGGCGGTTTCCTTATACTACACGATGCACCTATGAGTGAACCCATCCATCCGCTTATTTTTGGCCTCATATTAATTTTCCCTGGAACTAGAAATGAACAAGGTTATTATGAATGTTCTGTGTATGAAAAGTTCGGCACGCAGGAACTTGACTATACGCATTTCTCTTCGGAGGATTGCGTTGGGCCACTGGGCACAATGGTAAATGACAAAATGTACTTGAAAAAACATAATAGATTAGTCGCATCATTTAAGAGACTGGCGTTAATGAGAGTATGTGAAGAATTAATGCTTGTCCACGATCTTTTAGAACAAATAAATAATGATTTAGAAGAGATGGAGATACCAGATGAATCATTCCTAATATACGAAGGAAATCGCTTGGAACTGGATGAGTGGAAGCGCTGGTCCTCGCTCGCGCCACCGCCGTTTTTGTTCGGCGGACCGGATCCCGGCTCAGAGCCTGTGCCGGAAATCGTGATAGGCGCCACCATCGCCTCACAAAAACCCCCCCTCACCAAGAAAAAACGACAAAAAACTAAAAGACGCAAAACGAAAAGGAAAGAAAAAGAAAAGAAAAGAAAAAGAAAAAGAAAAAGAAAAACTAAAAAAAATAATTTATCATAGTATAAACGGACTTCTTAGATGACTGTCTGTTTTTGTGAAAAGATATATGTTAAGACTTTTGAGGGTACGAATCATTACCCATTACGTACAAGAAAATGTAAAGATTATGATGGTCCTAATAATTTCTCGCTTTTATGGAATCAATTAATAATTTTATGGCAGAATGAATTATTTTCGGATTCTAATTCATTGAAAACTAAATATAATCCTATTCTTTTAAAAAGATACTCTAAAAATATCAGTCAAGAAATTGATACTATTCTCTATAAATTCTCAGAATTAAATATGAGAAGTATCACTTTGTATTATGATACATATCAATTGAAAAATAATTTAGAAACAATAAGGAAATTATATGATCTGAAAACGTTATTAAAGGATTTATGATCCTATAATTTAAATCCTTGTTCAATGAATTCATGAACATGAGGATTTTCTATATTTGTATCTGTGATCAATCGTGGGGCGATACTCATTGCTTGAATTTCTTGTAATAACATTTTCATAGAATACGGCATCTGAACTTTATCATCATCAACTGTTAAACCCTTGGATATTAATCCAGTCTTACGATCTATATTTACTTCATATTTATCAGATCTCTCCATCATTGATTCTTGTAAGAATCCAGAAGCACCATGACCCAAAATACTATCACGCTCCATCTCACCTATCCTTAAACCACCATTATTAGATCTACCTGCAGCCGGTTGTCTAGTTAATCCCTGTAGGGGACCCGTTCCTCTACTATGTACCTTATCGGCGACCATAATTTTTAATCTCTGATAATAAGTAGGACCAATAAAGATTGAAGTTTTCAATTGTTCACCAGAAATACCACTATATAAGACTTCGTTTGACCATTCTTCATAGCCATT